TCATTGTGTCTCCTTTTTAAGTCTAGTTTTTAGTTGCATTTTTTTCATCAAATCTGGACGCATATCTCTCATAGCAGCATAAAGAGTGATCTCGCACTCTCTACCGTCAAGATCTGAAAAAGTAAAATAAGCAGCAAAATTAGCTGGCATTACTCGAACTTCAACCTCTTCAACTAATTCTTTATCTAAATAATCCATTAACATCTTCAAATCATCTGTTCTAACCCTCATCATCGTCTCCTTTATTTTGTGATTCTAACTTCTTGTATTGTTCGCAAAACCTAGCTGCAGAACAATAACTACGACATCTTACGTTTTCTCCTGGTCTAAACTTAATAGAGTACCCAGTGCCTAAAGACTCTAAAGCAAGTTTAGCAGCGTCTTCGCTTTGACAAAGTCTAGTTGCCTTTTTTTGTCCTTTTTTTATAATAGCCCAAACATCACCTCTAGCCCACCTGTCTTCCGAAGAGCATGGCGTCTGATCTGCCAGCTCGTGCGGAGATAGGGAGGCAGCAGCTTTATGGAGGCTTACTCGTTCTTCAACGTAAGCTGCCACCTCCTCGTCAGGTATGATCGGCACGTCAAGAAGTACCACTTGCTGTGCCGGGTAGGGATCTCCTTCGCGCATATATTGGTTCTTGGACCAATCTCGCAATATAGCTACTATCTGTAGCTTGTTAACATTCTTTCCGTTCTTACGCAAAATATGAGCATAAATATTTAACTGTTTTGCGTACTCTTCCGGAACTCCATCTCTAATCTTGTATACAGAAGTAAACTTGTAATCTTGTAAGATTCCTTCTTTCAAAAGAAATCTATCCATTTGTCCACCAACCCGCCAGCCATTAACGTCAATATAAAGACGTTCCTCAGCTATAGCTGTCTCTTCAGCTCTTTCGAGGATTCCGTGTACTACTTGACCGAGCAAACTCCAAATGCGATCAGACACGTCTTCTTCAAGTTGTTCCTCGAACAAATTTTCTAAAGCCTTCATCTGAGGTGGCTTTAGTAGAGACGTAACACTAATATCACAATCGCCGCTGTTGTACCCGTCATTAGACACAGCTTTAACAATAGGCTGTGGCAAACCAAGTTTGTTAGTTAACTTCATATACAGTATTATACAACATAATAGACAAAAAGTCAACTAGGCTTTTTTAAAACCCAGTCAACTTGTTCGCCACAATCGTTACATACACCATCTTTATAGTTTTCGTGAAAACAAGCAAGTTCATCAGTTTCCGATTCCAAATAGTGTGAAAAACCACTTGACGTAAGTTCTAAGTACCCTTGTTCGGTAATTAAAACAGTAACTCCAATTGCGACGTAATCGAGATCTCTTGGGTGAATATCTTCGTAAGAAAATCGAAGAATGTCACCTTGCTCGTCCTCAAGTAAACCTTCTTCACCGTTCCATTCGATAACTTTTGCAAGTCCGTACATGACTACCTCCTGGGTTATATTTGAATACTAACACACAAATATTTTAAAAACAAGAGAATTTTGTCAAGAAATTTGATATCAATAATATCAAGCACTTATAAAAAACTACTTGACAAGACAAAAAATAGCGTATATAATAACTACATATGTGGCTTAGTAATACGCCGTAGTTAGTATATGTGTTACACAATAATTATGTAAGCGGCGTAATACCTATTGACATTTAAGCCATAATTTGTTATAATACGTATATGAAATTGAATAGAAAACAACGCCGAGCGTTGAAAGCAAAAGGAGTAAAACTAATGAGAACAGAAGAAGAATTGAAGAAAATGTACATTGATTTGTGTACAAGAGCTGGAGAACTGCAATATCAAATTTCTCAACTTAAGCTTGCTCTTGACGAAATCAATGGAAAACTTGTTGATGTTAATCGTGAATTTGTTGAATTAAAACAATCTCAGCAGAAGAAAGAAGAAACTAAACAAGGAGTTGAAAATGTTTCGCAAAGCCAAACTGATTAGATTAGAACAAACTCAAGAAGGCTTTAACGCTCAAGCTGAGTCTTTTTTGTCTGAGCATGGGTTTGGTGTAAGTGAAGACTCTAAAAAATTATTCGCAGCTTTTGTACAACACTTGCCCCAAACAGAAGACTCGTTTGATCCCGTCTTGTTAGCTAAGATGATGCGTAAGGCACGAGCCAACGAGTTGGCATTCTATCTAATGCACCCTGAGAGAGCACCTAAGAAAGAGCAAAAAGATGGATCAGAAACAACTTCAGAAACTTCAACAGAAGTGGTATAAGAAGCTAGCTAAGTCTGGGTTTAAGGACATAGAAGATCCTTCCAGACAGGACAACCCTCTGATACATTGGGATAGTATTGAGTTTCAGAGGTATTGGACTCCGGATGCTTTTGTTGAAAAACAAAGGTATTACGAGTTAGCTAGACAAATGCTTTTTGACTTTAAGTTTAAAAGCAAAAGAGACAAAAAAATCTGGGAACTTCATGCAGATGGTGTTGAGAATAAAGACATAGCCAAAGTAGTAGATTTACACCCTAACTGGGTTGGTAAAATAATTAAGAAGTATGCAAGTTACATTAAATACAATTCAGATTAGAGATCTAAGAGAGGAAGACTTGCCTCTTATTTATTCTACTTGGCTTCTTGGTCTTTACCACGGCTGTGAGTGGTTTGGTAGAATTAAAAAAGATTCTTTCTTTAAGAACTATAAAGCATTCTTAGAGAAGAGATTACTTTCTTGTCAAGTAAAAGTAGCATCCTTAGCTGAAGATCCAGATGTTATTTTAGGATATGTTTGTTACAGAGAAAACGTATTAGACTGGATTTTTGTTAAGAAAGCTTGGAGAAAGATGGGAATAGCTAAAATGCTATTACCACAAGGTGTTACAAAAGTGACGCACTTAACAAAAGTTGGAAGGTCTATAAAACCAAAAGAATGGGATTTTGACCCGTTTATTTAAGGAGAACCATGAGAGCACGAGCAATTCAATTAAACCACGCAATAACAATCCCAGGGACTAACATCCTAGGAGCTATTTCTATTCTTCCTGAAAAGCACCCTAAAGCTGTTATGATGGTTGGGGATCATGGTGTTACTGTAGAAAGTCACGATATTACTTTCTTCATTCCTATGAGCAACATTCATTCTATTATTTTAGCTCCAGAAGTTGTATCTGAATCCGTTAGAGAAACAAAAAATGGAAGATCTAAATAAGCTTCTTAAAAAAGCTAGTGATGCGGTAAAAAAGGACATTAACCATATTTACTTGGAAGTGTCCACCCGCAAGCTTTCTGATAAGTCTGCTAGAGATTTAGTAGCTTACGTAAAACTTCTGTCGGATTTATCAAAAGCTCAAAAAGAACAGAAAGAAGAGCTAGCAGCTGTTCCGGATGATGAATTAAAGAAATTAGCTAAAGAGTTGTTAAATGAAACCAAACCTTGAACACGTACTTACAGAGCTTAAAAAGCGTAAGGAAAAACCGTTCAAGTTGGATGATTTTCTTTTTAAAGAACAGTTAGAGTTTGTAGCAGATCCCAGCAGATTCAAAGTAGCTGTTACAACAAGACGTGCCGGAAAGACTGTATCCTGTGCTGCCGATCTCGTGTTCACTGCTGTAAACAATCTTGACGTAATCTGTATTTATATTACGTTGTCACGTAGTAACGCTAAAAGGATTGTATGGCCAGAACTAAAAAAGATAAATCGACAATTCAATCTTGGCGGCGTTTTCAATTCATCCGAATTATCTGTTATGTTTCCATCGGGCTCTACTATTTATTGTACAGGAGCCGCTGACAAGTCAGAGATCGAAAAGTTTCGTGGACTTGCTATTAAAAAAGTTTACATCGATGAGTGTCAGTCATTCCCTTCTTTTATCGAGGAGTTAGTTAATGACATTATTGGCCCTGCTCTTTTGGATCACGCCGGTACTCTTTGTCTCATTGGTACTCCGGGTCCTATTCCTAGCGGTTATTTCTTTAATTGCAGCCGCTCTAGTAACTGGTCTCACCATTCTTGGGCTTTTTGGGATAATCCGTTTATTTCAAAAAAGGCAGGAATGTCTCACGAAAGAGTCTTTGAAGAAGAATTAAAGCGTCGAGGAGTTACGGCAGATCATCCAAGTATCCAACGTGAGTGGTTCGGTAAGTGGATGCTGGACAGTGATTCCTTAGTTTACCATTACGATAAAAACGTAAATGATTTTGACGAGCTTCCACCTGGTAAATGGAATTACATATTAGGAGTTGACCTTGGGTACAACGATGCTGATGCTATATGTTTACTTGCTTGGAGTGAAACTAGCCCTTCTACGTATCTTGTGGAAGAGATTGTAACAAAACATCAAGGTATTACAGAACTTGTCAATCAAATTGAAACCCTACGTATGCAATACGACATCAGCAAAATCGTAGTTGATACTGGTGGCTTGGGTAAAAAGATTTCAGAAGAAATATCAAAGCGTTATAAGATATCCGTTCAACCTGCTGAAAAGGTTAGAAAAATTGAATACATAGAACTGTTAAATGATGCCATGAGAAGTGGTAAAGTAAAAGCTAAGGGTGATTCTCAATTTGCACAAGATTGTATGCGAGTAGAGTGGGACTTAGATAAAAGCACTCCAGACAAGAGAGTGATCAGCCGTAGGTTCCACTCAGATATCTGCGAGGCCTTGTTATACGCTTGGCGAGAAAGTTATGCGTATACCCACGCTACAGCGCCAAAACTATTGAAATATGGGTCAAAAGAATGGGAATTAGAGGAAATTGCGAGGATGGAAGAACAGGCAGAAGAGTACTTTAAGAATCTCGAAAATGCCAATAAAAACGATGATTTTGGTATGTAATTGTGTTTCGATAAGCAAATTTAGTAGCTAATTCAAGCTATTAACTATAGGATTTTAAAAATGCCCCTAAAACACGGAAAATCTAAAAAGACTTTACAAGAAAACATTAAGACGGAAATCGAACACGGTAAAGACCCACGACAAGCTGCTGCTATCGCTTACTCCGTTAGACGCAAGGCTATGCAAAAAATGGCCAAGGGTGGTATGATGGAAGAAAGCTGTGAGCACGGCGGACCCAAGCACTGCGCTATGGGGTGTTATGCTGACGGTGGGGAAGTAATGGACAAAGAATCCACAGAAGGTGAAGTCGGAGTACACGTAAGCCGTCCCGATTATATTGATGAATTGGAAGACGAGCCAATGGGCAACAGTTTTCACAGTGACGAGTTTTTAGCCGATCCTTATGGTGAAATGACTTCTAACCACCATTCTGAGTTCGATCCAGATGTTGAAGAAGAAGAGCATGATGATCCAAGCGAAAGTTCTTTTCACGCTGATATGGAATATAATCCTAAGAAGCGTCTAGAAAAGATCATGGCTAAAAGACGTATTGCAAAGTTTCCTAAACAATCGAGGTAGTAAATGGACTTGAAAGAGTTGGAAAAGTTGATTAAGTTATGCCACAAGTATAATGTCAAAACTATTTCCACCCCTGAAGTCTCTTTAAACATCGAGAGTTTTGTGGCTAATAAGCCTAAGCTTAAAGCTCAAGAAACAATTCAAGAAAACCAAGAACCACAGTACACTGAAGAAGACATCTTGATGTGGTCAGCTGGACAACTA